ATCTTGCCAATTCACAGCAAATGCCTAGTATACTAATATCAGTTATATATTAAAATGACAAGAGCAGTTGATCTTCTCAAAAACAAGTTTGGAGTTTCACAACTTTACAAGCATGATGTAAAGCAAGATGATGAAATTATCCTCACTGTTTACTGGCACCCTTTGACTATCGCAGAAAGAGAAGCGATACAGAAGAAATCAAACTCTGATGATGTAAATGATTATGCGTTGCAGATGATGATAGAAAAATCATTAGACAAAGATGGCAATAGGTTATTCCAAGATGGAGATAAGGCTTCATTAAGAAGAGAAGTTGAAGCATCTGTCCTTGAACAAATACAGTTAGCGATGGTTAATGCTGGTGCTGACAAGGGGGTTGAAGAGGCTAAAGCCGATTTAAAAAGCTAATAAAGATTGGAAGTTTTTATTTTCATTAGCAAAGATGTTACATAAAACTGTAGCTGAATTATGTGATACTTTGACTATTGAGAAATGTTTTAATTCTGATAGCAAGTGGCTAATTATAATGTTGATATTGCTGTTGCTTTAAAAGGTGCTCAAAAATTAGACGCATTTAATAAGAAAATAAAAGAGACAGAAGAGATAAGTAAGGTAGTAAATATAAATATGAAGTTATTAGGTAAGAATAATGATTTAGTTATTAGAAGTTTTAATAGTTTAAGTAAAGCTGTAGGGGATACAAAGAAAAATTTTAATGAAGCTGCTATAGGTACATCTAATCAAAAAAAAGCTGCGAAAGAATTAGTTGCAGCACAAAAAGAATTAAATAAAGAATTATCATTAGGAAATAAATTATTAACAGGTGTTAGGTCTGCTCAAGGAAGAGGATTAGCAGTTGATCCTGTTTTAAAATCTATTGAAAGAAATGCAAGAAAAAGTAAACCAATTCAACAAACATCAGGTGGTTTTTTAAAGTTTTCTCAATCAGCAGATAAAATATTAGCAGAAAAAATTGTATCTACAAAACGACAAGAACTTGAATTACAAGAAGCATTATTAGCTTTAGAAATAAAATCAGCAGCAAAACAAAATGAAAAATTACAAATACAAGGCGAACTAAATAGACAAACAGCACAGGCTGTAAATGATGCAAGATTAAGAGGTCAATCTAGTCCTCTAACATCTGATATTAGAGGTAATATTGGTGATATAAAAAGTAGAAGAGAATCTAATATTTTATCTTCAAGAAGAAATCAATTTGGAAATGTATTTACAGGTAGATCAGGTAGAGATTTTGGACAAATAGGTGGAAGAATTGGTCCAGTAGAACCTATTAGATCCGCAGGAGGATTTTTATCTTTTAGTAAAAGGGCTGATGAAATTGCAAAAGGAGTAAAAGCTAATGTTAAACAAACTACAAAAGCAGCATCTTTATTAGCACAGCAGTCTGCAAGAGCAGCTTTTACAGATATGGAATTTGGTGTTGAAGGAGGGCAAATAGGGCCAGCGACTCCATTTACTCGTGCTGAAAAATTTGGGTTTGGTAAAAGAGGACAAAGAGCAGGAGGTTTATTTTCTTTTCCAGGAGGTAGAAATGCAAGAGTGAAAGGTGGTCTTGGTAGTGCTTTAATTGGTGGTGGTTTTCCTGCTTTATTTGGTGCTGGTGGTATTAGTTCATTGTTAGGAGGTGTAGCTGGTGGTATTGGAGGAGCATTAGCTCCTGGTGGAGGATTTGCTGCTTCTATTGCTGCTACAGCTATTGCTTCTCAAATAGAAAAATCTAAAGAATTTAATAAATCTGTAGAAAAATTAAATGTTTCTATTAAAGCAGCAGGTGGTAGTTCATTCTTTACGGCAAAAGGTATAAGTCAATTAGGTAAACAATTAGGCATATCAAAACAAGAAGCATTACAAGCTGCACAAAGCTTTGCAGCATTTGATGCAAATGTTAGAAAATCTTTATTAATAACATTTGGTGATGAAGCAACTTTTGATTTAGTAAAAGGATTAAAAACAAATGTTCAATTATTAGATGATATAAAAGCAGCCGAAGATAAAATAGGTATAGCTAAAGCAGATCAATTAAGAGATGCTTTAAGAACTGAAGGTAGTTTAAAAGTTCAAAAAAGATTACAAGAAGCAGTCATTAATGCTACAAAAACGAAACAAATAGGTAATAAAGATAAAGTTGGTTTCTTTGATAGATTTTTAAGTAATATTGCAAATAATCCAGGAGCTTTATCTGGAGTTTCTGTTCCTTCTCGAACTACAATTTCACCAGAAAGTATTAGAGATGAAAGAGTTGATAGTTTACAGAAAATTGAAGAAAGAACAGAAGGTGTTCGACAGTTAGATTTAGCTTTAGAAAGAGCATTAGGTGAAAAACTTACAAAAAATATTGCGATGGTTAGAGATGAATTAGAATCTTTAGCTGATCCTATGACTGCTCAAGAAGCCCTGCGTAATTTATTTATGCGTACAGCAGATCATTTCTTAGATATGGCAGCACAAATGATTGCAAAACAAATACAATTGAAGATATTAGGTATTGGATTTAATATGTTTGCTAGTCCTGCTACAAAGGCCATAAGAGATGATTTTGGTATGAGTATTTCTGATGCTTCTACTATTGCAACAGGAGGTTTTGTAGAAACTGTTATAGATGGCACAAAAGCTACAGGTGGACCAGTTAAAAAAGGAGGACGTTTTTTGGTAGGAGAACGTGGACCAGAGCTATTTACACCTGGAGTATCAGGAATGATTACACCAAATCATGCTCTTGGTGGTTCTACAAGCATTGTTGTAAACGTGGATGCTTCTGGTTCTTCTGTTGAAGGTGACGAACAAGATGGTAGAGAACTTGGTCGTGTTATCTCAGCAGCAGTACAATCTGAAATATTAAACCAAAAAAGACCTGGAGGTTTACTTGCATAATGGCTACCTTTCCCTCGATTACCCCTGCTTACGGGCAACGAAAAAGATCACAACCGAATACTAGAACAGTAAGATTTCAAGATGGCTATGAACATCGAATACTGTTTGGGTTAGCTGCACATCAAAACCCTAAAATTTACAATTTTACTTTTGAAGTCTCGGAAACGGATGCAGATACCATAGAGACATTTCTTGATGCCCGTGCCGAAGATGGTACGAGTTTTGATTTCACTCCACCAGGAGAAGCAAGTTCTTCCAAATTTGTTTGTGAAAGTTGGACTAAATCAATCCCTTATTTAAATAGAGCAACAATACAAACAAGTTTTAGAGAGGTATTTGAACCATGAGCATAGATAAAGTTTTTAGTGAAGTACAAAAAATTAGTCCTTCTGCAATTATTGAGTTGTTTACACTCCAATTAGATAGTGGATTGCATGGTGCTACAACAATTTATAGATTTCATGCAGGGTCTAATCTTAATGCAAATAATGAAATAGTCTGGGCTGGTAATTCTTATTTGCGTTTTCCTGTAGAAGCCGAAGGTTTTGCTTTTCAAAAAGGTCAATTACCTAGACCAAAATTTACAGTTAGTAATGCTTTAGGAACAATCTCTGCAATTTTAGAGGATGTAAACCAAACAACAGCAGGAAATGATTTAACGGGAGCTATTGTTACTAGAATAAGAACTTTTGCAAAGTTCATAGATGCAGTAAATTTTCCTGGGAATACTAATCCATTTGGAACTCCTGATCCTTCAGCAGAATTTAAACAAGAAAAATATACAATAGATAGAAAGTCTGAAGAAAATAGAGATGTAGTAGTGTTTGAACTTGCTCAAGTTTGGGATTTGGCTGGAGTTCGTGCTCCTAAAAGACAGTGCACTCGCTCCCTATTTCCTTCTATTGGTACATTTAATTAATGACTTGGAAATACAAAGCATTACTTCATGCTCAACGAGAAGATCCTAAAGAATCTTGTGGTTTACTTCTGAACGTAAAAGGTAAGGAAAAATATTATCCGTGTCGTAATCTTTCAATGACAGATCATCAATGTTTTATTATTGATCCAGAAGATTATGTTAAAGCAGACAATACAGGTGAGATTATAGGTGTTGTTCATAGTCACCCTATAACACCTCCTACTCCTAGTCAGGCAGATAGAATTAGCTGTGAAAATAGTAATTTACCTTGGTATATTGTTAATCCTAAAACAGAAGAATGGGCAGAGTGTATTCCAGAGGGTTACGTTGCAGATTTATTAGGTAGACCGTGGGTTTGGGGTGTTACTGATTGTTGGAGTTTAGTTGTTGATTGGTATAAACAAGAGAAAAATATAGAATTAAAAGATTGGACTAGACCTATAACGCCAGAAGAGTTTTTATTAAATCCTTTATTTGAACAATGTGCATGGAGAACAGGTTTTAGAGAATTAAGACATGATGAGCCTTTGCAAAATGGAGATGCTTTGTTGATGTCGATTGGATCACCTGGGTTAAATCATGTAGCTATTTTTTTAGATGGTATGGTTTTACATCACTTAGCAGATAGACTATCTTGTAGAGAGCCTTACTCTGAATGGTTATTAAAATGTACAGGTAAGAGGTTGCGTTATGCTCACTAAAGTTAAACTCTATGGGGATTTAGCCGATTTTATCGGTCATAAAGAATTAGAGGCTGTAATTCACTCAACTGCTGATGCAATTAAGTTTCTTATTTGTAATTTCCCAAAAATAGAGGGGTATATGGCTAATAAGCATTATCAGGTGCTTGTGGGTAATTATGATATTGATAAAACTGAAGTACATGATCCTATAGGAAAATCAGATATAAGTATTGTTCCTGTTATTACTGGTGCTGGTGGGGGTACAGGTAAAACTTTATTAGGAATTGCATTAATTGGTACGGCATTGTTAATGCCAGGAGGAGGTTTTGCGGCTTTGAAAGCAGGAGAAGCAACATTCTTTGCAGGTATGGCGATGAATGTTGGAGTAGGTCTTACTCTTATGGGTGTAAGTGAAATATTGTTTCCCTTACCTAAACCAGAAGATTTTGAAGATGACAAAGATCCTAGAATATCTTTTAGTTTTAGCGGAATACAAAATACTGCACGGGCTGGAACTAGCGTACCTATAGTTTATGGAGAAATTGTAACAGGATCCGTTGTAATATCTGCTGGTATAGACACCGATCAGGTACACGCATGACTAAATATATTATTGGATCTGGTGGCGGTAGGGATAGGAATAGAAAACCCACAAGAGAACCTGACACTTTAAATAGTAAACAATTTGCAACAATACAGGATTTATTATCTGAAGGAGAGATAGAAGGTTTTGCTACTCCATCTAAAGCAGAGTTAACTAGAGGCACAGAGACATATAACACCGCATCTCTAAAAGATATTATTTTAGATAACACTCCTATACTTACATCTACTGCTAGTAATACAAGTCCAAGTACATCTGATTTTAACTTTCAAGATGTGGAGTTGACACCTAGATTTGGAACAGCAAGTCAAAATCATATATCTGGTATTGTTGGCTCTCAATCATCCTCATCAGTAGGTGTAGAAGTTACTGCTGCTGGAGGTGGAGTAACTAGGCAAATAAATAATACACAAGTAGATGCAGCGAGAATAACAGTTACTTTTCCCGCCATACAAAAAACTAATGATGAGGGAGATATATTAGGTAGTTCTGTCTCTTTAAAAATACAAGTTCAATATAATGGTGGTGGTTTTTCAGATGTACTATCTGACACAGTAAAAGGAAGAACTGCTGATGTATACCAAAAAGACTACAGAGTAGATTTTACAGGTGCTTTTCCCGTTGATATTAAAGTTGTAAGGTTAACAGCAGATGCTACTCCTGGAGGGCAATTAGTTGATGCCTTTAGCTGGACTACCCTTACAGAAATAATTGACGATAAACAAGATTATCCAAATAGTGCTTACATGAATCTTAGATTTGATTCAGAACAATTTAGTAGTATTCCACAAAGAGCTTTTCGTATTCGTGGTATTAAAACAAGAATACCAGCACCTAATGGTGGCTTAACTCCAGAAGTAGATTTACAAACAGGCAGAATAGTTTACCCAGCTAATTATGTATTCAATGGAACGCTTGGAGCAGCCGAATGGAACTCATGTCCTGCGATGGCATTACTAGATTTATTAACTACTGAAAGATATGGATTTGGCACACATATTTCTGATAATGATATTGATTTGTACTCTTTTATTGAAGCAAGTAAGTATGCAAATGAATTAGTTAGTGATGGTTTTGGAGGTCAGGAAGCAAGATTTAGTTTTAATGCAAATATACAAGGATCAAAAGAAGCGTTTAGTTTAATAAATGAAATAGCTGGTGTAATGAGAGCGTATCCAATTTGGTCGGCTGGAAAGATAAGTTTGGCACAAGATAGACCTACTGATCCAAGTTATTTATTTAGTTTGGCAAATGTAGGCGAAGGTGGTTTTTCGTATTCTGGGAGTAGCTTAAAACAGAGACACACTGTTATAAGCGTTGCATATTTCAACATGGATAGTAGAGAAATAGACTATGAGGTTGTAGAAGACACTGCTGCACAGGCAAAGCTAGGAATTATTAAAAAGGATGTTAGAGGTTTTGGCATAACATCGAGAGGTCAAGCTCAACGTCTTGGAAAATCAATTTTATTTAGTGAGCAACAAGAATCTGAAGTAGTAAAATTTACAACTTCTATTGATGCTGGAGCAATTGTTAGACCTGGTGCTGTTATTTCAATAAATGATCCAGTGCGTCATGGGTCAAGAAGATCAGGAAGAATTAAAACTGCTACAACAACTCAAATAACAGTAGATAATATTGCAGATTTAAGTACTTTTGGAGGTACAAATAAAAAATGCCATGTTTTATTGCCTAACGGAACTATAGAAACGAGAAATATTACAGGTTTAAATCCTAATAATAATGGGGTAATTACACTAGATTCTGCATTAAGTCAGACTCCTAATCCAAATGCTATTTGGTTAATACAAAGTGATCGTCTTGTACCTAAAGAAAAACCTAATTCTTATAGAGTAATAAGTGTAGAAGAACAAGATGGAGTAAATTATCTTATAAGTGGATTAACTTATCTTGAGGGAAAGTATGCAAACATTGAACAAGGTATTTCTTTACCAGCAAGAGGTGTATCTTTATTAAATGTTTTAAGAGATCCTCCTTCAAATGTAACAGTGGACGAAAGAATTGTGGTTATAAACGCAGTTGCACGTACAAAGTTAATTATTTCTTGGATTAACGTAACAGGTGTAAGTCAATATTTAGTTCAATACAGATTTAATAATACAAACTGGGTATCTCAAACTGTTTTTAGAACTGATTTTGAGATATTAGATACTGTTGCTGGTTCTTATGAAATAAAGGTTTATTCAATAAATGCAGCTTTAAATTTATCAACAAGTTCCACTGATGTAACTTTCAATGCTGTTGGTAAAACCGATCCTCCAGCCGATGTTCAGAACTTAACTATAGAGCCTGTCACAAATAAATTAGTAAGACTTAGATGGACAGAATCTATAGATCCTGATGTTATACATGGAGGAAAAGTTTATGTACGTCACAGTAATAAAACAGATGGTTCTGGCACGTTTCAAAATTCTATTGATTTAATTGAAGCTCTTGCAGGAAATACTACAGAAGCAGTGGTCCCTAGTCTTGAAGGAGAATATATTCTTAAATTCCGTGACGATCAGGGAAACTTTAGCACTGGCGAAAAAGGTGTAATATTAGATTTACCTGACCTCATTGATAGCCAAAGAATATTATCTGATAGAGAAGATACAGATTCTACACCTTTTGGAGGAACAAAAACTAATGTTGCTGTGTCTAGTGGTGCTTTAGAACTTAGCGATCCATCTTCAAATCTTACTGGTACTTATGATTTTGCATCTACTTTAGATCTTGGTGCTGTATTTTCTTTAAATCTTCAACGATTAATTCAGAGTATAGGATTTACTGTTGGAGCAGCTAATACAATAGATGCTTTGATACCTGCTGGTACATTTTGGGATGATTATGCACAGAATGGAAATTTTGACGGTCCTGCAATTAATGATGTATCGGCATCAATAGCGGTAAGAACTACAGAAGATAATCCATCTGGTTCTCCTACATATACACAATTTAATACTTTTGCAAATGGAACATTTAAGGGAAGAGGTTTTCAATTTAGATTAACTTTGAAGTCAGAAAGTATTGCTCATAACATTTCTATTCAACAGCTTGGTATTTTTGCTGCTTTTGAATCAAGAACTGAAAGAAGTTATGTAAGTGGAGGAAGTACATCTACTGCACCTTTATCCTCTGGAACATCTAGTTCTGGGTTAGATGTAACTTTTGGAAGTCCGTTTTTTACAGGAACATCTAGCTTGGGAGGAGTAAATGCTTTCTTGCCTTCTGTTGGTATAACAATACAGGGTGCTGCGAGTGGAGATTATTTTGAGCTTTCTAATGTCTCAGGAACAGGTTTTAATATTAAAGTTAAGAATGGATCAAGTTTCATAAACAAACAATTTACATTTCAAGCTGTCGGTTATGGCAAAGGAGGGTAGAATGGGGGAAATTATTTTTTAAATGGCACAAGTCGGTAATAAAAATATAGATAATGCTGCTGGTTCGGTAGTAAGAATAGATATTCAAAATACTTTTAAAGCAGTAGCATCTAATAACTTTGGAGCAAAGGCCAGTGCTGGAGAAATACAGCCCGCAGAATTTGTAGCTGATAGTTCCACTACACCAAAAAAGCTATTGATAAGAGCTACAAGTGGTAATAGTGCTGCTGCCGATGCAACATTTTTTGAAGTAGGAAACTTAGATGAAGCAAATTTAGGTTTATTGCCAAAAGCAGGTGGTACTATGACAGGGCAGCTATTAGGTGATGATGGATCGGCTGCTGGTTCCCCAGCCTATGCGTTTGATAACGACACTGATACAGGAATGTTTAGGTCAGGTGCTAATACAATAGGATTTGCAACTGCTGGAACGGCAAGAGTATCTATCAGTAATGCTGGTCTTGATATGACCAATGCTTTGCCAATAAGGTTTCAAGATTCAAGTGGTGCTCCTTTTGTTGCATTAAAAGCACCAGCCAGTGTAAGCAGTAACGTAACTTTTACATTACCTGCTGCTGATGGTAGTGCAGGAGAATTTTTAAAAACAGATGGGTCGGGAAATTTAAGTTTTTCTATAGTGCAGGGTGTACCTAGTGGGGCAGTGTTTTGTATGGCAGTAGCAACTGTTCCATCAGGTTATTTAGAGTGCAATGGAGCAGTAGTCAATAGAACTACTTATGCTGCTTTATTTGCAATTATAGGTACACAGTATGGAGCAGGTAATGGATCAACAACATTTCAATTACCTGATTTAAGAGGAGAGTTTATAAGAGGTTTTGACAATGGTAAAGGCACTGATAATGGCAGATCCATAGGAACTTCTCAAGCAGGAAATTTCGGGCAACACTTACACGCAGTTGATTTATCAACAAGCAATAAATCACTTACTGGTTCTTTAAGTGTGGCATCTGCAACAATGGCACAAAACCCTGGTAGTGCAACTGGTGTCTTTTCAAAAACAGGAAACCAAAATGCTGTAGGTGCTCCAAATGGAGGTTCTGGATCTGCTTCTAATCTGGCTATTGATGCTTCACACGATCATACAGTCGTAGGTAATACTGGCAATACTGGATCTACTAGCAATAGCAATGAGACTCGACCTCGTAATATAGCTATGATGTACATAATAAAAATTTAATTATGGCAATTATTCCTGGAAAAAAAAATTTTACTGTTGATAGGAGAGCAGATTTTCCGATTCGCCTTACTTTTAAGGATTCTACGGGATCAGCTATAAATTTAAGTGGATTTACAGTAGCAGCACAGGTTTATAATGAGGATAGGTCTACAAAATTTGCAGATTGGACTGTTGCATATACAGATAGAGTTAATGGAATTGTAGATATTTCTTTAAGTGATACAGATACAGCAAATTTTACACCAAGTATTTTATTTTATGACGTATTACTAACAGACTCAAGTGGTAGCAAAAACTATTATTTAGAGGGTAAACTATTTATAAGTGAAGGTTATACAGCATGAGCAACCCTAATCAAGTTGTAGTCAGTCAGGTTTCTGATGTTACGACAGTTGAAATTACTACTCAGGGTCCGCAAGGTCCTAGTGGTTCTATAAGCGGTCTGAACTTTGATGCTTCTGGCAAAGTAGATGATGCTTTGCTTTACTACCACGCTGCATCTGATACATTTAAAGCAGATAGCACTACAACCAAACTAACCCTTGTTGATGGAGGAAACTTTTAAAAAATGGCTAACACAGTTCGTATAAAAAGATCTACAGGATCTTCAGCACCAACAAGTCTCCAAAATGCAGAATTAGCTTTTGCAGAAGGCAGCAAAAAATTATTTATTGGAGTAGGCACAGGTGGAGCAGGAGGTTCTGCTACAACTATTGAAGCCATCGGTGGAACGGGAAGTTTTTTTGATAAAGCAACAGTGCAAAACGCAAATAAAGTTTTATCTGGTCCTACTACAGGAAGTGATGCAGCACCTACATTTAGGTCACTTGTAGTTGCAGACGTACCAACGCTAACTTCAGCAAAGGTGTCTGATTTCGATACACAAGTGAGAACTTCAAGGCTAGATCAAATGACTGCTCCAACAGGTTCGGTTGGGTTAAATGGTCAGACAATCACAGGTTTAGGTGCTCCTGTTAATGGTACTGATGCTGCAACAAAAAGTTTTGTAGAAAGCACTGCACAGGGACTTGATGTTAAAGATTCTGTGGTGGCTGCTACAACTGGAAATATAACAATTTCAACTGCATTAAATAATGGTGATACATTAGATGGTGTTACTTTGTCCAACAATGACAGAGTTCTTGTTAAAGACCAAAGCACAGCATCAGAAAACGGTATTTATATTGTTGGATCGAGTCCATCAAGAGCTACAGATTTAGCTGCTGGTGCAGACGCAGCAGGAATGTTTACCTTCGTAGAACAAGGTTCAGTTAATGCTGATAATGGGTTCGTTTGCACTAGCAACAAAGGATCTGCTGTTGTTGGGACAAATAACTTAACTTATGCACAATTTAGTGGTGCAGGAAACATAACAGCAGGTGACGGTTTAGATAAGTCTGGCAATACTTTATCTCTTGATCTAAAAGCTAATGGTGGACTTGTTATTGAATCTACTGAAGTTGCGGTAGATCTTGCAGCTAGCTCAATTACAGGAACATTACCTGTAACAAAATTAACAAGTCTGACATCAACAGTAACAGAATTAAATCTTCTTGATGGTGTTACTTCAACAACTGCTGAATTAAATTTGCTTGATGGTGGAACATCTGCTACATCGACAACTCTTGCAGCAGCAGACAGATTTATTTGTAATGACGCTGGAACGATGAAACAGGTTGCATTATCTGATTTAGTTACGTTTTTAGAAAATGAAACTGCATCTAGTTTCAACATAGACGGTGGTTCTTATTAAAAATAGCTATTAGGAGGTAAAGCCAATGGCTAATCAAATCAGACTAAAACGAGCAAGCGGTAGCGATCCAAGTGCTAGTGATCTTGTAACAGGGGAATTAGCTGTAAGAACAGATACAGCTAAATTATTTACAAAAAAAGATAATAATTCTATAGCTGAGATAGGCGGTGGTATTACTGATTTAGTATCTGACACATCACCAGAGCTAGGCGGTGACTTAGATGTTAACGATTTTAATATTAAAAACGGAACTTCTTTAATTGATATTTCAGATAGTGATCGTATTGAAATTGATATAGCTGGAACAGAAGTTGTAGATATTAATGGTAATGGTGTGGATATAGTAACTGGAAATGTTACTTTCCCTGATAACAGTGAAGCAAAATTTGGAAATTCATCAGATCTGAAAATTTATCACGATGGATCAAATTCTTATGTTGCGGAAACTGGAACTGGTAATTTAATTCTTTCTGGTAGT